TTGAATCAATAAGTAAAATGAATAGACCTAATAGGACTAGACATCCAGAGGAACCAGAAGACGGAGAAGAAGTAATGTATGTGGATCTCTCAAGGGAAAAACTTGAGAGACTTTATAAAGATGAGTGAACATCATGAGAACTTTTTGTTCCCTGAGGAAGTGCTTCTCAGAGGCAATGTCCCATAAATATAATTTTAATGCACTCTACTGATAAAATGGAAGAAGAGTGTGGTGTCTTTGGTGTCACTGGTAGTGGCATCAAAGCATCAAACTTTACATACTTTGGACTGCACGCCCTTCAACATAGGGGCCAAGAATCAGCAGGAATTGCCTCATTAGATATTAACAATTTAATATTGCATAAAAATATGGGTCTGGTGAATCAAATTTTTTCACCAGAAATTTTAAAAAAACTCAAGGGTGATTTAGCAATAGGTCATACTAGATACTCAACAACTGGTGATAGTCACATTAAGAATGCACAACCACATGTGAGTAATTCTACAAAGGGATCATTTGCTATTGCACATAATGGTAATTTGGTAAACTCAAAACATCTTAAGAGTCTCCTAAATGATTATCCAGCTACAAGTGATTCTGAATTAATATCAAAATTAATTGAGACTTATGCTTCCAAGTGTCAAACATGGGAGGATACTATTATCTCCTCACTTAATCATTGTGAGGGTTCCTTTAGTATTGTTGTTGCCACATCATCTGGTTTGTTTGCTGTGAGGGATGGAAATGGTGTTAGACCACTTGTTTATGGTAAAGCACCATGTGGAACATGGACCATCAGTAGTGAGACATGTGGATTAGAAATTATTGGAGCAAAATATATTGATGATATAAAACCAGGTGAATTGATTAAATTTAATTATGGAGAAGAACCTGAAAAGATACAATGGTCTAATAGAGATCATAAGCATTGTATTTTTGAAATGATATATTTTGCAAGACCTGATAGTACATATTATCAAGAATCAATCTATACATATAGACAGAGAATTGGTAGGGTTTTATCAAAAGAATCTCCTGTAGATGCTGATATAGTTGTTGGTGTACCTGATTCAGGCATACCACCAGCAATAGGATACTCTCAAGAAAGTGGAATACCATTTGCTGAAGGTATTATCAAGAACAGATATATTGGTCGTACATTTATACAACCATCACAAGAGATGAGAGAAAATGCTATTAAAATGAAACTAAATCCTATGCCAGATGTGCTAAGGGGTAAGCGTATTATCTTGATTGATGATTCAATTGTGAGGGGTAATACATCTCGTAAATTAGTTAAGGCACTTAGAGAGGCAGGTGCGGTTGAAATACATATGAGAATTACATCACCACCAGTAACCCATCCATGTTTTTATGGTATTGATACTGATACAAAGGATCAACTTATTGCTGCTAATAACACCATAGAAGAAATAAGACAACACTTAGGGGTAGAAACATTGTCATATCTTTCAAAATATGGTATGGTGAATTCTGCTAATAAAGATAATGATAATTTTTGCACTGCCTGTTTTGATGGTAAGTATCCCATACCAATTACATAATTATGAGTGAACATCATGAACCAAATGGTGAGAGTATTACCCTCAAACAATTAATCATATCCTGCTCCATTGTAATTTCCTTTACAATAATATGTTTTTTTATATTGCTTGCAGGGATGCTTTGAATCTGTTATACTGAGAGGGTCCCTACCCTCTTTTTTTTATGCTTGGAAATCTTGAACCAGAAGAAACTGTTATGGAAAACTCTGTGGTTGATCAAATAGCAGTGATAGCAAACAAACTGGGATGGGAAGTTGGAGATAAAATTGTTGTGGAGATTGGAGGTTGTTCTGTCTCTGGTATTGATGTGGGAGAGGAATATAATAGAAAATGGCAAACCCCAATTGGAACTGTTAAGTATAATAAGGACTCCTTCATCCTAATTAAGAATGAATCCCGTAGGGACCTAACTAAATCAGTACCATTTAAAGAGGGTGAGTTTAATCCTGCCCATCCATACAATGCTGACAATAATAAATCATCTTAGTGCTTTCTGGACTGTAGTTGTTATGAATTGTGTTCAACCTGTTAACTGGGAACAATGTTTACCAGTTCATGAATGGTTGCTTCCTGAACTTCAACAGGGAATCAAGATGTATTTTGATAAGGAAAAAACTTTTTTATATAAATCTGAAAGGGAGTATTTAACTAAATGAAAATCTTTCTGGACACTGCTGATACACATTTAATCAAACAATATTATGATACTGGATTGGTTGATGGTGTCACAACCAATCCCACATTGATCATGAAGTCTGGTAGAAAACCTGATGATGTCTATCAGGAGATTAAGGAGATTGGTATTACTGACATTAGTATGGAAGTTGTGGGTGATGCTCAGGTAATGTATAATGAGGGACTCAGACTGGTTGACAAGTTTGGTGGGATAAGTACAATCAAGGTGCCCTGCACAAGGGAGGGTCTAAAGGCATGTAAGGCACTCAGTGCAGAAAAGATTAGAACTAATGTCACATTGGTCTTCTGTGCTGCTCAGGCAGTCCTCGCTGCCAAGTCTGGTGCAACCTATGTCAGTCCCTTTGTAGGTAGGTTGGATGACCAGTCAGTGGCAGGTCTAGAGGTTGTCAGAAGTATCTCTGAACTTTATCGCATTCATGGTATCAGGACACAGGTTCTCTCTGCCTCAATCAGAACAGTCCAGAGGGCAATCAGATCTTGGTACAATGGTGCTGAGATTGTTACAATGCCACCTAGTATTTTGGAACAGATGTATGACCACATACTGACTAATGATGGCGTTCAAAAGTTTGATACTGATTGGGATGAGGTTCTTAAAACTAACTTTCTACCTGTGAGTAACATCCTATGATCTCAGATCATGTGGTCATTTATGAGTTAAAGGAGGTCTGGTTTAAGGGAGATTATCCCACCTGCATGGCCTACTCTCAAATGGTTGATAAAAACTATCCTGGGTACAAGGTCTGTATATGTTCCTGGGATAATTTTTATAAATTAAAAAAAGATCCATCAATAAGGGACACATGGAAATAGAAAGATACAAAGTATATTCTAAGAATGGATGCCCTTATTGCATTAAAATCATCAAGGTTTTAGAATTAGCAGAACTTCCATACATTGTGTATAAGATGGGTAAAGATTTCACCAGGGAAGAATATTTTTATCACTTTGGGCAGGATGCAACCTTCCCAATGATTAAACTTGGTGATAATGTGCTTGGTGGATGTATGGAAACAGTTAAATATCTTAAGGAAAACAATCTGGTTTAATGGACAAAGGTTGGGAACTCTATCAAATGTATGATGTTATTGAACACACTATTGATTATGCTTTTGAAGGTAAGTTCATGCTTAACATGTATGAATATCTTCATAGCATCAAGGCAACAAAGAGGGATGTAGAATCATTTATTGACTCTCCTTCTGCTGCTGAAATTAACACTTTGATTCTTGACCTTGAAGATTATTTGGAGGGTGGCAATGACTCCCAACACAAACAATTGAGAGAGGGTTATGGTCATCTGGGTAAACCAGAGGCACGTAAGATCAGGGACTATTTGTACAATTTACTACAGGATGCTTGGAAATATGAGCAAGAAAAAAGACCAGGAAGAAAAAGAAGGAGGTCCTCTAAATAAAACTACCAGTGACTTAACTCACATCAATCGTGGGGTGGAGTTACTACTTAGAAAGAGGAGGAAGACTTCAGTTCCAAAGACTTTTCAAGTAAGATTTGGAAATATGCTCTCCTTCTTAAACAGGGACATAGAGTTATATTTTCACTTCTATTTGGACTTTAGAAAAAAGAAGCCAGGAGAGTAAAATGTTAGCTGTAACTCTAACTCTATCATCAATCATTTCAATTTTATTTTTAATTGTTGGTGGTGTGGTAGGATATCTTGTAAAAGAATATGTCTATGATAGGAATGCACAATACATTCCAACACACCCAGAATGTTTTGATGAGAATGGACAATTTATAGCAGATGATATTCTTGCTGTAAGATTTGAAAACCCTGAAGACTTATCTGAGTCAGAATAAATATTAACACTGAATTGAAAAAAACATGGCAACATCTACACCCACAAAACTTCCACCTAATCCATTCCTTCATGAGATACTTGATCTTGTAAGCAAGCAGAGAACAATCAAAAAAAAGATTGAGATTCTGAAAAAATATGAATGTGATGCGTTGAAGTCTGTTTTGATTTGGAACTTTGATGAGTCTGCTATCAGTGTAATGCCTGAGGGTGAAGTTCCTTATAAGAAAAATGAGGCACCTTTGGGAACTGATCACACCTCCCTCAGAAAGGAGTGGAGAAACCTGTATCACTTTGTCAAGGGTGGTAATGATTCCCTATCTTCACTTAGAAGGGAGACAATGTTCATTCAACTTTTAGAGGGGCTTCATCCAGATGAGGCAGAGATTATCTGCCTGGTTAAAGATCGTCAATTATCAACAAAATACAAACTTAAAAAAGAAACAGTTAAAGAAGCATATCCTGATATTAAATGGGGAGATAGAATCTGATGGGAATTAAAATCATCCATGAAGCATGTGATCCTGAGTTGGCAAATGATAAGACCCTACCCTATACATCATATCTTGTGAAGTATTTGAAAGAGGGTCAGGTCACATATGACGTCACAAATTGTGGTAAGCAAACAGAACTTTTTGATCATTACTATGATACCTATAAAAAGGATTTCATTAGATTTGATCAAACAGAGGGTAGAATGAATCCTAAAATGTGGGGTAATAAACCACCTGAGGAGAAGAAAAAATGAATCCTGATGAGGAATTAGAAAAACAAATTAATACTATCATCAGGGATGAGATTCAAGATGTTATTAATGATTATGTTGACTCTAAGGAGGAGACAAAGAAGGCAGGTCTTGGATTTGTTGAAAATGAGGATAAGTTAAAGGTGAAAATCTCCAAGGGTGAGGTGGATAAACTTATCAAGCGATATAAAAAATTAAAGAAACAAGAGAAGTCTAATCTATCTCAGGTAAAAAAACTGGGACTATTAGATAAAAACGGCAATCCCC